TCTATTAATATTGTGGCTCTCACAAGACCACGAACCCACAGGATACTTACGCAATATGCGTCTCTGGGGGCCACACAACGAAAGCTTTATATACTCCTAGTAGTTTATATAAATACAGGTGAATACCTATGGCAAACGAAACAAATAACAACACAGCAGAATCTAATGAGACAAGTGAGGGTAACCTTACTGCTATTTTAGATACTGTAGAAGAATCTGGTTTCTTAGATACCCTTATGGATGAACCATTACTTATGGCATTAGTTGCTGTAGTACTAGGTATGGGCGCTTATATCGCTTATACTGTACCAGCAGTTAGGATGTTAGTCTTTAAATACTTAAAGAACAACGAAGCCGAGTTAATGGATTTATTAGATAAGAACCTATCTAAAGCCCAGATGAAAGCCTTTGACAAACTTGATGAGCAAGCAAAGTTACACGTCAAAGATTCTTTAGTCCGTAATGTATTAATTACAGCTTGGGACGAAAAGGATGACGAGTTAGCTAGCTTAGTTAAGTCTAAAGTTAAAGCTGCACTCGATGAAACCAAGTAATGGACGTCGAGGGATACGAAACGCGTCTACGCGAGAGGGTAGGAGAAGCAGAATATGCTAGGCATAAAGAGCTTGTCCGCCTTCTGGCACGCAATCTTGCTCTTGAAGACGTGCTTTGGGAAGAAATTCTTATATGTGTTCGGGATGTTAACGCTCGAACAGAGCTCTTGCGGCAAAGAAACCAAATAGTTCGGGATATACATACAGAATTCCGTGCTTTAAATATTGAAGTTCCTACTGTTACTGAAAAGAATACAGAAAACTTTATGTCAATGTTGAGTGATTTAGATGACGATACCAGTGAAGAACGAACAGAAGAAGCTGAACGCAGCGATTAGTGGAAGATTAGCACACGATTCTAGAGCACTAGAAGATGTGTTTGAGAAATGTAGAGTAGATGAAAAGAAGATGACCCTACTTGTAAGGGCTTTTTGTGAATCATATCTTATTGACCAAGCAAGAAGACCTCTTAAACTAAGACCATTACAAGAACGTATAGTAGTGGCTTGTTTAACACACCCATCCGGTGACCCCACAAAACATCGTAAATTAGCAATATTGGCTCCACGTGGTAGTGGTAAGTCTTATGCTTTATCTGTGGCTGTATGTATTTATATGTTTTTTAAGAGATTTAGAGATTTAATATTTGTATTGGCTCCATCTGAGGACCAAGCAGCATTAATCTTTAATTATTGTTATAGACACTTTGCTGATAATGAGTTCTTGGGGAGCTTAATTGACCATTATAGATTCCATAACAAACCTAATATCACAATGAAGGGAGGTACGGTGCTACGTAGAGCCCCTATTGCTCCTTCTAATCAAGGACAAGCAATACGAGGACAACACCCTACTTTCTTAGTAGTAGATGAAAGTCCACTCATTCCAGATAAGCTATTTATAGATAATGTAGAACCTTCTATACTATCTAACAAGGCTCCATTTATCAATTTGGGAACTCCAAAGAGCAAAGAGAACCATATGTATAGATATCTTTATGACGAAGATTATGAAGATTCATTTGATAGGTTACACTTTACATGGAGAGATGCTGTAAAGAAAGGTAGAGCTTATACTCCTCCTTATGATGAAGAAGATATGTTACAGAAGATGACAGAATGGGGAGAAGACTCTGTATATTGGAGAACAGAATATGAGTGTGAGTTTGTTGAATCAACGAGTAATATATTCAACCCCGAATTAGTACGTAAGTGTTTTGTTAACCAACAGTTTGCAGAATATGGGAAACCATACCCTAATTGTGTTGTAGGTGTAGATATAGGTAAATCTGTTAATTCTACTGTTATAAGTGTATGGGCTAATGAAAAATCTGATGAAGGTAATGTAGCAAGTTTAATTTACACAGAAGAGATAGGACCAAAGACAGGAGGACATGATATACCCTTCCAACGTAGACGTATAATGGATGTTGCAAAGAATTACGATGCAAAAAGAGTTATTATTGACGCTACAGGTATAGGAGGGGCTTTTGAACAAGATTTAAGAGTAGAGTGTATACAAGAAGAGATACATTTAATACCATTTATATTTACAGGAGGACCGAAAGGTTCTAAAACACAAGTCTACAGAGACTATGTATCATACGTACAACAGGGTCAAATTAAAGTACCAAACCCTAAATACCTACCTCCAGACCAAGCAAAGTTAATGAACAAATGGTATAAAGAACATGTGAACTTAGAATATACAATGGATGCAGCTAATAAAACAGAGAAAATATCTGCACCAGATGGTAAGCATGATGACTATTGCGACAGCTCTGTGATAGGAATACACGCCTGTTTAGGTATGTTACCACCCGAATCATCCTTCGCATCAGTTAATATTAGTCGTAATACACCAGTACCATTACAAAATAGCAATATTGGACCGGTTTTTGGTAAAACAACGCGAAAACATAGGGTTAATAAGCCTCGACCGGGCGGTATTTAGCGAAAGCTTTATATACTCTCCTGTATTATATTAATACGATAGCTATGGCTCTAAGAGATTATTGGCCTTTCAATAGGCGGAGTTTCGCAACTAAAGGGACGAACCCACCATTCGCAAAAGATAATCCACGCTCCTTCGGAGATGGAGTAATACGCCGGATTCAATTGCAATCCAACGCTTTCGGGCGTGGTGATGCTATGAAAGAACCGCAGGTTGGGGATTATCGGACGTATATGAATGTGTATTTATCAGACCCTATAGTAAGAACTCTGATAGATTTGCCATGTCTCTACGCCTCTAAGGACGGCTACGATATAGTAACGGACAATGAAGAGGAACGCCAAGCTATCACCCAGCTTTTTGATAAGATAAATTTTGAGCAACTTATTTATTCTTGGTTACGTAATGGAAGAATCTTTGGTACATCCTATTTAGAATGGACTGGAGATAACTTAGTTTTACGTTCATCACAGAATATGTATGTTCAAAGAGATGAATCAGGACAGATAAAGTATTATTATCAAGATTTGGGAGACGACAAGGAGTCAGTTAGATTTGAAGAAGACGAAATTATCGAATACAAAAACAATCCGTTTGATGATTATGCCTATGGTTTATCTGATATACATCCTATCCTTTATCTCATTGACCTTAAAGATTATGCAGAGCGCGACATCGGTGCGGCTCTTAATAAATACGCTAATAGTCGTTTCGATATTAGTGCTGGTCTACCTGATATGCCTTATGGACCGGATAAAATCAATGAGATAGTATCTGCGTTTAATGGGCTAGAGCCGGGTGAAGATATCATTCACGGTAATGATATACAAGTAAAAGAATTACAAGGAACACAAAGAGCATTCGAGTATGGTAAATATACTGATGATATAATGAAGAAAATATCAATGGCTATGAAAGTTCCAATGACAATGTGGGATAAGCCAGAACAAGCACGTCCTATATTCGAACCATATGTAAGACATTTACAATCTGCTATCGAAGCATCTATTAATTCACAACTGATGCCTCAAGTAGGTTCTGGAGATGCCTTATTTAGATTCCGTCAAATGAACGTCGATGATGCTTTCTTAAAAGCTAAGACAGATATGATATACCTTTCTGAGGGAGTTCTTTCACCTCAAGAGGTCAGAATGGAAAGAGGTCTGAACCCAGATGGAGTGGTAGAACAGCAAGAAACTGCAAAGAACGCCAATGTATCCGGTGGTAGAGACCAAGATAAGACAGAAGAATCAGAAAGAACAGAGAACCGCGCTGGAAATAAACCAAGCGCTAATACTACGGGGGATAGAGAAGAATGAGCGATGAATATGAATACGAGCGCTGTTTAATAGACGTAGCAGCCACGCTTAAGAAACGTGGAACTGAAAACTACGAAAAGACTGCGGCTAAAATGTGCCGCATGAGGGTAGATGAAGTCAAAACTGAAAGAAGTTTTGCTATGGATTCTGCCGGGGACCGAGAAAGTAGGAGAATTTATGCTCCTGCTATTGGAGAGGTTACAAATACGGATGACTATATAGAATTCCCTGTAATCGCTATTACGTCGGGCCCCCATGACGAAGATGGTGACCAAAAGGTATTTATAGAACCATCCGTTCTGGAAGAGAACTTGAAAGCTTTTGAAACTCTTCCAGTGTATTATAATCATCAGAGAACCGACGATGACCTCTTAGGCACGGCTATCAACCCCAAAATTGTTGAGCTCGAAGATGGTAAGTCAGCAATCGAAATGTTGGCAAGAATACACAAAGAATCGGCAAAAGCAAATGAAGTGCTAGAGAAATTGGAGAACGGTAACATGACGCATGTCAGTATTGACTGGTTATCTAAAGACGTTGATGTCTTAGGAGAGCCTTTCGCAACTGATATACGCCCTGTTGAGGTGAGCTTCATTGATAATGAGACTCGCACACCCGTTTGTGAATCATGTACAATTGGAGAAGGAAAGGAATGTAACGAACACCGAGAATTCGGTGAAAAGGGTTCTGACTGTGGCTGTGGTGGTCACGATGATGAATCATGTGCCTGTGAAACACACGGGACACACAGCGAGGAAATAACTATGGCAGAAGAACAAGTTAAAACAGAAGACTCTGGAGCTGAAACTCTTGTAGAGCGTGAATTCGCAGCTATGAGAACGCAGCTTGAAGAGATGAAAACTTCATACGAAGAATTGAACGCCAAGCACGAAGACGCCCTCGCTATGATTACCAAATTTGAAGAAGTAGAATCAACAAGAGCAGAAGCAGAAGCAAAAGCTCGAATTGAATCCTTCGTCAACACAATCATAGATAAAGAGGCTCTCTTAGGTTCAGTCAATGACGAAACCAAAGAGGCACGTGCTGAGGAACTCACTTCTTGGGATGAGGTTAAGTTAGAAGGTTTCTCTATCGCTATGGAGTCTATGCCTGTACCAGAAGAATCCGAAAGGACCTTCGGGAAAGGTAAAGCCCACAGTGATGAAGAACAACCAGTAGAAGCAGAAGCAGAAGAACAACCACGCATGTTTGCGATGGAAAACGGACGCATCGTTTTTACAGGAGAAGAAAAATAGGTGATGAAATATGGCAGCAGGAATTAACATATTAGTAAATGATGGTGGTGCACCATGCAGAATTATGAAGTTAGGAGACGCAGGAGCCGATATCGATGCAGGAACTATTGTTGAATACAACAGTAGTGGAAACATCGTAGTAGCTTCTGAAGATTTACCTTCATATTTGAACGCAGCAGTAGGTGTACTTTTCGTCGATGCTACAAGTGGAGACCCAGCCTCCGTTATAACCGGTAAAGGAGCCGTTGTTTTCTTAAAAGCAACAGGAACCATTGCCGCAGGAGCAGCTCTAGGTCACGACAACGCAGGTTTAGCAAAAGCTAAAAC